GAAGAAGTTCCCCTATACAACTAAGGTTAAGAAGCAAGCTAAGCAGTATGCTAAGAAGACTGGTGCTAAAGTAGTTGCTAAGCCCATGAAGAAGATGGGAGCAATGCGTGGCTACTAAGCCTGGCTTGTATGCTAATATCGCAGCTAAACGTAAAAGGATAGCTCAGGGATCTGGAGAGAAGATGCGTAAGGTAGGTAGTAAGGGTGCTCCTACGGCTAAAGCTTTTAAGGAAGCTGCTAAGACAGCGAAGAAGAAATGATTAAGAAGGGTAAAGAAACCTTCTCAGGCTATAACAAGCCTAAACGTACTACAGGACATCCTACTAAGTCACACGCTGTATTGGCTAAGTCTGGAGATACCGAGAAGCTTATTCGTTTTGGTCAACAAGGTGTAAGCGGAGCAGGTTCAAGCCCTAAGACACCAGCTCAGAAAGCTAGACAGAAGAGCTTCAAAGCTCGCCATGCTGCGAATATTGCTAAAGGTAAACTATCTGCTGCGTACTGGGCTGATAAAGTTAAGTGGTAGGGTATTGACTTTTAATCAATTTTATGGTATAATATAGAGATATGAACTACATTCAACTAGTAAATGACGTACTGATACGGCTTCGTGAGCCTGAGGCTTCCTCGGTCTCTGATAATGCCTATGTAAAATTGATTGCTAGATTTGTCAATGATTCTAAAAGGGTCGTAGAAGACTCTTACAACTGGAATGCTTTGTCTGATACCTTATCTGCTACGACTACAGCCGATGTATTTAACTATGTCTTAGTAGGCTCAGGACAGAGGTTTAGGGTTATCGATGTTATTAACGATACTCAGAATGCATTCGTAGAACTAGCCTCTACTAAGTGGATGGATCAGCAGTTCTTAATGACTACTCCTCAGAAGGGGTCTCCTGCATACTATAACTTTAACGGTACTAACTCCAACGGAGATACTCAGGTAGACTTATATCCTATTCCTAATGGTGCGTATAACCTTCGCTTTAATATTATTAAACCACAAGTACCCTTAGCAGTTAATGCTGATACTTTACTAGTACCTGAAGAGCCTGTAATCCTAGGTGCTCTTGCAAGGGCTCAGGCAGAGCGTGGTGAAGACGGAGGAGTCCAAGCTGGGGAGACATATCAATTGATGAAGCAGAGCTTAGCAGACGCTATAGCACTTGAATCAGGACGGTATTTAGAAGAACAAGAGTGGGTCTGGAACTAATGGCTAGTCCACTACAGACATCTTCAGTAGCAGCTCCTGGGTTCTACGGATTAAACACTCAGGAGAGTAGTGTTACGTTGTCTTCAGGATATGCTCTGAAGGCACAGAACTGTGTGATTGATAAGTATGGTCGTATCGGTGCTCGTCGTGGATGGACACCAGTAAACTCTGCAGTTAACACAGACTTAGGTTCTGGTAATCCAGTGGAATTTATCTTTGAAGTAGTCACTGGTGGCGGCACAGATGTGCTTAGTGCTGGTAATAATAAGTTATTCGTAGGAACAACTACGATGACTACTAAGACAGTACGTAATACTACGAACAGTGGTAACGCTACATACACGATTACTGCTAATGATTGGCAAGGTGCTGCTCTGTCTTATGGCGATGTAAGCGACTTCCAGCCTCATGTGTACATGGCACAAGCTTCTCATCCTATGCTAGTATATCATGAGTTACCTGTTTCTGGTAATCCTTTTAATTCACATGATAGCGGTACATTTGGTTATCAGCGTGTAGGAGATGCTGCTGCGTTGCCTTCTAATCACAGCACAGCAACATTCATGCCTAGCTGGGTGTTGTCTGCTTATGGTAGGATCTGGTGTGGTGGTATCAGCGGAGATACACAGACAGTTTATTTTAGTGATCTCTTAGCTGGTACAGACTTTCAAAATGGTTCTGCTGGTTATTTAAACCTACAAGAAGTTCTTCCTAATGGAGATCCTGTAGTCGCTGCTGCAGCACATAATGGATATATTATATTCTTTGGTAAAAAGAACACAGCTATCTACGCTAATCCCTTAGATACTGGTGCGTTAACATTAGTAGAAGTATTAAACAACGTAGGATGTATTGCTCGTGATTCAGTTCAGAGCTTAGGTACAGATGTAATATTTTTATCTGACGCAGGAGTTCGTAGTCTACAGCGAGTCATCCAAGAGAAGTCACTACCAATGCGTGATATCTCTAAGAATGTTCGTGATGACTTAATGGCTGCTGTGGCTTCTGAGACAGACCTAACTAAGATTAAGAGTATCTACTTTGAGCGTGATGCTATTTATTTATTAACGCTTCCTGCTACTAAGTTTGTATACTGCTTTGATACCAGAGCTCCGCTACAAGATGGAGCAATGCGTGTAACTATTTGGGATAGTATTGAGCCTAAGGCTTTCTGCGTAACACAAGATAGAAATTTATTTATAGGTAAGCCTGGTTATATTGGTAAATACTTCGGACATGCTGACAACACTTCTTCATATCGTTTACAGTACTATACTAATTACTTTGATTTTGATGCTGCTACTTCTTTAAAGATATTAAAGAAGATTGGCTGGGTATTGATTGGCGGTACTAACCAATCAGTAGCTATCAAGTGGGGCTTTGATTACAGCGAAGGCTATCAAGCTACTACTTATCTTTTAGAAACTGCTGTAGTATATGAGTATAATAACTCTACTGTAGATACTACACCAGGATCTACAGAATATAACATTGCTGAATATACCTCAGGTATTGTTTTAGATCGCTTCTCTATTAATGCAGGTGGTCAAGGAACTGTACTTCAACTAGGCTTAGAAGCAGATATTAATGGTAATCCTCTGTCTATTCAGAAGATTGACGTAGGAATCAAACAAGGAAAGATTTTAATCTAAGGAACTGATATGAGTAACTATACAAAAGCAACTAACTTTACAGCTAAGGATACTCTTCCTACAGGTAACTCTGGAAAGATTGTTAAAGGTACAGAGATTGACACTGAGTTAACTGCTGTAGCTTCTGCTATTTCTTCTAAGGCAGACTTAAACAGTCCTGCTCTGACAGGAACTCCTACTTCTCCTACGGCTAGTGCAGGAACAAATACAACACAAGTAGCAACTACAGCTTTTGTACAGACAGCTTTATCAGCAGCATTTACTACTGGTATGATTATGATGTGGTCTGGAACAATCGCTACGATTCCTACAGGATGGGTTCTCTGTAATGGTTCTAATAGCACTCCTGATTTACGTAACAAGTTTGTTATTGGTGCTCATACTGATTCTGCTGGTGTTGCGTACTCCACAGTAACTGGCTCTAACACACAGACTGGCGGTACTAAAGACGCTATTGTTGTAAGCCATACACATACGTTTACAGGCACTGCTCTTGGAACACATGCTCACGAAACAACATTTAATCAAACTAGTAAGTCTAATAACGCTACACCATATATTTTATCGAATCCGTCTATTGGTGAAAACTTAAACGGTTCTGTAAATTTAACAAGCAGTAGCGTATCTGCTGGAACACCTGCAGGAACAAACAGTACAGAAGGATCTAGCGGTACAAATCAGAACTTGCCTCCATACTACGCTCTTGCGTACATTATGAAAACTTAATATGAAAGTACCTGTAGTCTTAAGAGACGACTACACAATGTACTTAGAATTACACGATGCAGCATTGTGGTTTCATACAGATGTACATAAGTGGTCGCAGGAAGTAAAGAAGAAATACTTAGAAGATTTAAACTTATTACAGTATCTTACTAATGTTCCTCTGTTAGCATTAGTAGAAGAAGAGAATACTAAGCTTGCTAAGTTTGGTGAAGTAACAGGATGGGAAGTATTAAAACCTATAGAAGTTAACGATAAGAAATACACTATATTTATTAGGAGCAAAACATGGGCGGTATAGTTAGTGCAGTATTAGACCCCTTTACAGGGGCTAGTGGGGTACGAAAAGCAGGAGAGCAAGCTGCAGCACAACAGCGACAAGCTGGCATAGATGCTGCTAATATCTCTGCATTCCGTCCTGTGGGAATGACTAGTAGGTTCGGTACGTCTCAGTTCACTCGTGAGATAGACCCTGCTACTGGTGTTCCTTATATCTCCTCAGCAGGATACACACCAGCTCCTGAGTTATCTGCTTTGCAGAATCAACTCTTTGGTAGATTTGCTCCTACGTTAGCACAAGCAGAACAGTTCCAAAGTCAGTATGCTCCACTGACTGGTGCTTCTGAACGCTTGTTTAACTTAGGTCAACAATACTTAGCTACCTCTCCAGAGCAAGCTGCTCAGGATTATGTTACAAGTCAACAAGCTTTACTAGCTCCTAGCAGACAAGCTCAGCTATCTAATGTTAGAAGTGGTTTGTTTGCTCGTGGTCGTGGTGGCTTAGGAGTTCAGACTGGTACAGGTGGTGCTCCTACGTCTCCTGAACTACAGGCATATTACAATGCACTAGCTCAGCAAGATCTACAGTTAGCTGCTCAAGGACAACAAGCAGGACAACAGAGAGCACAGTTTGGTGCTGGTTTGTTTGGCACTGGTGCTGGATTATTAGGCACACAAGTACAAGGACAAGCTGGTGCATACTCTCCATTACTTGCTCAGTTAGGATTGTCTAGTCAAGTAGAGCAGATGGCTCAGCAACCATACCAGTTAGGCTTACAGCTAGGTTCTGCTCAGATGCCAGGTCAGCAAGCTGGTGCTCAGACAGTATACGGAGGTGCTGTACAAGGTGCTCAGACACAATATGGTGCTAATCTACAAGCTCAGCAAATGAATAATCAGTTCCTGTCT